GTTGAGGAAAAAATCATTGATGTTGCCAAGACCAACATTCTGAACACTCACGCACTTATCAAAAAAGTCGCAACACTTCCACGTGAATTGCGTATGCTACGCATTACTTCGGATATGCTTAGTTTTTATACCCATGATGACTACAGAGACTTTTGGAAATCGAACGATGTTCAAAACAAACTTCAACACTGGTTCGCACCTCTAGGTGAAACTGCCCGCGCTAACGATGTTCGTGTTAGCTTTCACCCAGACCAGTTCGTAGTTCTTGCAAGTGACCGTGAAGAGGTAGTAAATAAGAGTATAGAGGAGTTTGAGTATCATGCAGATATGGCCCGCTGGATGGGGTATGGTAAATCTTTTCAGGACATTAAAATCAACGTCCACATTGCGGGTAGAGCCGGTCCAGAAGGTATCAGACAAGCCTACAAAAGACTCAGCCCCGAAGCAAGAAACTCCATCACAATCGAAAACGAGGAAATGACACATGATTTACACACAGTTCTTGAAATTGCAGACCTTGTTCCAATCGTTATGGACATCCATCATCACTGGGTTAACTGCGGTGAGTACATTCAGCCTACTGACGACCGTGTTAAAAAGGTTATTGATAGTTGGCGCGGTATTCGCCCTGTTTGCCACTATTCTGTCTCTAGGGAAGATATACTTGTCAACCACCCAGTTGACCAACTTCCCGCACGTGATGCGTTGATGGAAAGTGGTCACAACAAACAAAAACTTAGAGCACATTCTGACTATTATTGGAACGAAGCAGTCAACGATTGGGCGTTGACATTCAATGATAACTTTGATATTATGTGCGAGAGCAAGGCTAAGAACCTTGCAAGTATGAAACTTTACGAGAGAAAATATGGGAATATTCGATAAACTATTTGGCAAGAAGCCTGAACCTGTTAAGGTAGAAGCTCCTAAGAAGGAGAAAAAGCCACGCAAACCCAAAGAGCCTAAAGTCACTTTAACGCCCAAAGAGATTGCTACTCAAAAGGGTGAGCCATACATACATATCGCTAGTATGGAGATTGACCCTAATGATATCAATAATGGTGCGTTTGAATTAGATTGGAATGATAAGTTTGTGTTAAATCTGATTCGTGCGGGGTACAAACAAAAAGACACTGATACCGATCAAGTTATTGTGGATCGTTGGTTTCAAACAGTGTGCCGTAACATAGCACTTGAAATATACGAACAAGAGGTTGCTGATCCTGAAAAACGCAACGACATAAGAATTATTCAACAACGTGATATTGGGAACGGCCGAACAGAAGTTAGTTGACATTTAAGAAATTTCCTTGTACAATACGATTGTGCTTTGAATAATATTCTTGGCACAGTCATTACACATAGGAGATTAAAATGACAACATCTAACTTTAAATTCGCTTGGGTCGCAAACTCAAAAAAGGTCACTAAAAAAGACCTCCCCGTAAACGAACTGGATCAAAAACCCGGTTACATCGATCAAAATAGTATTACTAATTTGATCCAAACTTTCAAAGATAGTTCATTCTTTGAGGCTCTCAACAAACAACTAGAGTCCGATCAATACAAAAAGGATCGAAAAGGTAAGCCTCAACGCTTTAATCAAATTCCCAAACTCGCAAAAGTCAAGATCCGTGATTTGTTTACAGCACTTGCCGTTCAGCGCAAAATCGATTGGGATCACCTCATTAAAATTGTAGTCAACTGGGATTCACGTAGACCTGCTACTGTGAACGTCATCCGTATTCCCAATACAAATACCTATTACATTACTGACGGTCAGCACACTGTACTTGCTATTGCAGTCAGAGCCATGCTCGGTTTGTTCCCTGATGTCCACCCCAAAGATTACCTTGACGTAGAAGTAAACTGTCAAGTTGTAGAGACTAGCGATTTCAGTTTTGCTAGGGAACATTTTTTGGGTATTAACGGTGAAGATAAACTTCCTATTCTGCCCTTCGATAAGCACAAGATTAATGTGTTCGGTAGCCGGCTGGATAACAGTCCTCAAGAAAAATATGTTATGGCTGAGCGAAAGCAAGCTGAATTTGAAAAGCACAATCTTATCCCTGTTCACCCTGAAAGCATTGATCGTTTCAAGCCTGGTGCAGTGATTGATGTTAACTTGTTCAGCAAACTCGATGTAGAGGATATCAAGTTTATTGGTGAGAATCACAAGACATATTGGCCTCAAGAACCTCTTGACGCAATGGAAATGCTTCCCTTCCAAGACTTGCGTAAGCGTTTGATTAAAGAAGGTGCCGATCTTACGAGTAAGGATTTTAAAGAATTTATGCGAGACCTTAATGCTATTGTAAAAGAGGTTGCAGGTGGATACGCTGAATTCAAGAATCTTACTCAGCAACTTTATCCTGCATATTACGAAAAAGCATTCGGTGAAAAACCTAGTGGTTGTCCCCGTGATGCATCACTGGTACTACTGATGCAACTCTATGTTAAAGCAGGTGGTAAGTATCAATATGTTCCTAGTAGCTTGACTACACGCTATTGCGAACAAGGTAAGTCTATGTTCCAATGTCTCTCTAAAGAGAAAAAGGAGCTGTTCAAATGACTAAGTATTTCTACATTGCTGAAGTTTATGGTAAACTGAAGCCCGGTATTACTAGTAGCATTACTTCACGTATTAAATCCTACGACAAAGGAAATAACAATCCTTCGTTTCATGCACTTTACATTGCTATGAGTGGTCATGATGAACATGTAGTAAATTGTGAGCGTTATGTCAATAGAGAACTATTTCCTTACTTGGAAAATCCTCAAGGAAATAGGAAACCTAGTGAATATGTTGACCCAAAACATACTCATATCACGGTTGGATCCATCAAGGGTATTGCTGAGGATAGGATCAAGTCACATCCGTTGAAGATTTTTAGGGTAAAACAGACATTTTTGCCCATTAATCGATATAATGCCAAAACTGTAGAAGAGGGTATTAAGAATTTTCCGGATAAGTACTTGGAATTAGTGGCTTGACAATAATGTAATATATGCGTATAATATACGCATATATTCACTTTAAATATTTGTCCACACATGAAATACGCACTCATAGACACAGCCAACACTTTCTTTCGTGCCCGTCATATTGCAAGCCGCAATACTGACACGTGGGAAAAGATTGGTATGGCACTACATCTTACTCTTGCATCAGTCAACATGGTCGTCCGCAATCAAGGTATTGACCATGTTGTTTTTTGTTTAGAAGGCAGGTCATGGCGTAAAGACGTTTACGAACCTTACAAGAAAAATCGTGTGGTTGATGCAATGTCAGTCACCGAGGCTGAAAAAGAAGAAAATGAACTTTTTTGGGATACTTACGAAAAGTTTATCACTTATCTTAAAGAGAAAACCAACGTTAGCGTACTCAGGCATGAACGGGCTGAGGCTGACGATTTGATCGCCCGTTTCATCCATCTACATCCCAATGACACGCATTATATTGTTAGCTCTGATACCGATTATGTTCAGCTTATTGCTCCAAACGTGCACCAATACAATGGTATCACAAATGAACTTATCAAACTCGACGGGTATTTCAAGGACAACGGTAAGCCCGTAATTGATAAAAAAACTAAAGAACATAAGTTACTTGAAGATCCGCAGTATTTGCTTTTCTTGAAATGTATTCGCGGTGATAGTAGCGACAATGTGTTCCCTGCTTATCCCCGTGCTCCCGAAAAAGGTAGCAAGAATCGTGTGGGTATTCGTGAGGCTTATGAGGATCGTGACAAGCAAGGCTTCAAGTGGAACAACTTCATGCTACAGCGTTGGGTAGACCATAACGATATTGAACATCGGGTACGTGATGACTATGACCGCAATCGTATGCTGATTGATTTGACGGCTCAACCTGACGATATCAAACAGCAAGTTGACCAACGTATTCGTGAAAGCGTTAGGATCAACACTACCCCTCAAGTTGGTGTTCACTTTATGAAGTTTTGTGGAAAATATGAACTTACGAAAATTTCTGAACAAGCCGATGCTTATGCTAAATGGCTTAATACTCCGTACGAAGGTACATTACATGAACAAGTTACTACCTAATCAGGTATATGCAGGTCTGTTTGAGATTGTAAAAAATCAAAAATTCTACTACAATAGTAGAGTAGGAATTGACTATTCTCACTTGACAGACGAAGGTAAAGAGCAGGTTGTTGAATGGATCAATGCTATGGCTCCTTATATGATTAAATTGGAAGAAGAACAATTTAAAAAACGAGCAGGCGAAATTGTTTGGGAAGAACTGAAAAAATGACTTTTAATGTTGACCCTAATTCTCAAACTATTAGAGCAATTAAGCGCGGCGAACCAAAATTTATGATAAGCGAAGGTATGACTATCGCGCCTCGTGCTAGTTTAGAAATCAGCAAGGATTGTCCCTATCAGTATAAAACAATTATAGAAACATGTTATCATAAAGGTTGGTTAATCCCTGTAGCATACGTTAAAGACACTGAATTGTTTTGGGAAGAGTTTTCAAAATGAAAAAAATATTTTACGAAAAGAAAGGAAGGCGTTATGTCCCCGTTTCAGAATATGATAGTGAACTTGTTGATTCATTTTCAAAAGGCACTCACTTGGTTATGTGTTATCCCGGAGGCAGTAGTCGCCGGTACAATATTAATCCTAACTATGCGGCTTTGATTGCCGCAGGTCGTGTTGCAGAAGATGTTGTTAGCCGAGCAATCGTTAAGGCTAGTGAAGTTCGCCCGCATAAAAAACCGATCACAGATGAACAAAAACAAGCATGGGACAATCTTGTTAAAACATTTGGTGATGAAAGATACTACGTTGAAATACCTAGTGCCAGAGAAATTGCTGAACAAGGTATTAAAGCCATGATGGAAGAAGCAGAACAGCTAATGACTGTTCCAGCAGTCAAAAAAGCATACGAACATTTCTTGCTGGTATGCGAACTAACAAAGGAGAATAACAATGAACTTAGTCGCTAAACCTATTGTCAAAGGTGAGTATTGGGTTGTCACTGATGGTGACAAAAAAGTAGGCAATGTTATTGCTGACGGCAACGGATTTGAAGTTAAACTAAACGGACGAAGGGCTCATTTTAAAAGTACAGGTGATGTTAAAAGAAAAACTCAAATTGAATTTCAAACATTAAAAACAGACAAAACAAAAGTACAATTACCGTTTGCCACATATCCTACTACCAGCAAGGTATACAATTCAGTTTTTGATGTAAAAAGAAAAATTCATCTTTACACTAAAACATTGAAAAGCAAATGTTACTTTGCCGCAGGTTATTATGTTATGAATCAGACCGGTGATAACGAAGTAGTGTTCTGCCCTAAATATATATTTGTGCAACGTTATCCTTATTTAGGCCCTTTCAAAACTGAATCCGAAGCACAAAACATGATAAATAATCTATGATTTACATTAAAAAATTTATAGAAAAAGTATCCTTAATAGAAAGTAGACAAGGCAAAGATGTTGTATTGCCAATGACAGACGCCCGTGGATTGCGTGATGAATTGTCTAAATTATTAGTTGATCTTTATGATGAAAATAAATCAAAACAAAAAGAAGAAACTTTAATACAAGTAGAGGTGAAGGGCGGATCATTTAAATGAGTAGAACACAGCCAAAAGTTTTATTAGAATTAGTAGACAAGAAAACATATAAATGTGACCAAATCGTTGAGGCTAGTGGCATTTGGGCCGTGTTTTATGACGGGCAACCAATCAATCTCAAAAGTAGTCATTACTTAGATGTAGAAGTTACTCCTAAGTATAAGAAAACAAGTTTTAGTAACCCGGGACATGCTAGAAACTTGTGTCGTAAATTAAACAATCAATTTAAGACCGATAAATTTACAGTGGTCTTTATGAACTCGGGGAGAGTCGTTTACCCCGATGACCAATCCTAAACTCACCAAAAGAAAAATTACAGAAGCTGTAGTTAAAGAATTACCTGAGGCTTCTCGTAAGGATATAGATGATGTAGACAAAATATTGTCACGTTGGTGGGCTACTGGTAGACAAGAAGGTCTACGACTAACAGAGATAGGTGATCTAAATTTTCGTATGGCTGAAATTGAGTTTTACGATTTTAATTTAGAAAAAGACATACGACAAAATCCTTCTATAGAATGGAATAATTTTCTATTGGAATGCAATAGAAAAATCAAATGCCCCTACTATCTGGGTGTAAATAAAGTTAATAATAACAAAACAATCTATATAAGATTCTACGACAGCAAGATTGCCATGATGGTAGAACTATATGGATCAATAAAAGATTATTTGAATTCAGTAAAGGAACGAAGATGACCGAAGAAAAAAAATCAAAAAACCCTTTTATTAATATGGCAAATGCTGCCAAAAAGAATAATAACCCCTTTAACAACACTAAACAAATTAAAGCTCCTAAACCTAATAGCAAAGGCTTTGGTGGTGCAACAGTGGTTCGTAGAAGCGGAAGAGGCGGTTAATACCAAACACCTTCATTACGCATACGTTTAATGAAGGTTAAATAGTTGCTTATTACACCATAGCAACGGACGTTTACTGTACTCAGTAACCCACGATCTTTTATTTCAGGAAGAAATAATATACTTGTGTTGTTGACTGGTACATTACCTGGTGTAATCAATTGTCCACCACTGGTAGTAACATTTGTATTTTCATTAACAGTTGGAAAATAAAAATAATTTGGATATAGATTTCTAGGTTGTGTTTCTAACCAGTTGCGCATATCAACATTCATAGCATTGATAAAAAATCTATTGCCCTGTAGATATTTTTCAGTGACTAATATAGGGGCGTTTTCAGTTCCCACATATAATTCATTGTTTATACGCCATGCGTTAACCATGCAGGAAAAGCCGGCATTAAACGATGTACCTATTTGGTCAGGTGTGTTTGCTTTTTCAAAGTTCTGACCATCAAAAACACCCAAATAACTTATATAAATCATATAGTATTTAGTATTTGGATAAATAGTTGTCAACGGATAATACAATATAAACGTTAATATAGTACACAGATAGAATTCTGTGTTTTTAAAAGGAAATATTCTATGAAACTTATCGCAACATTAATCGCTGGTCTTTTTGCTGTATCTGCCTTTGCTGCTGATGCTCCTAAAGCTCCGGCTGCTGCCGCTTCTACTCCTGCAAAAGCAGAAGCACCCAAAACAGAAATGAAATTGGCTAAAAAGAAAGAAGATAAAAAGGCAGATGCCACCAAAAGTGCACCTGCCAAGGACGAAAAGGCTGCAAGTCCAGCTCCTGCAAAAGCAGACGCAAAACCAGCCAAGTGAATTAGATGATAGTGATAACTATGATGTTGTCGAAATAGATTTACATCGTAGTTATGCTAGACCTAAGCTAGTTAATAACAATCTTTGGGACAAAGATGCTGAATTACCAGATCGCATTACTCAAAGGTTAGCAGAAATTAGAGACAAGGCTCTAGAAAAATACAGAGAAACATGGGGTTAATAGCCCCTTTTCTCTTTTCTATACAAATATTTTGCGCTATCATATTAGTATAAATACTAATAGACAGTTGTAGCATCTGTTCAAAATCTACATTAAACACACTTACACAGGAGAAAAACATGTTTAATATTTACGCATACGCCGCTATTGACGCGGTTCAAAATTCTAAAAAATCTTTCGTTGACACTTTTGTAAAGAACGAAGCAATGGCTGATGTTCTAAAAAATTTCGTTGACGCACAAACCAAATACACAAAAGCTGCTGTTGATGCAGGTATCAAAACTGCTACCGACATGGGTGTAGTTGTCACAAACAAAGACTTCTTAAAAGACATATCTGAAACAGTTAAGTCTTTTGTACCTACATTCAAGGCTAAGTAATCATGATCGGCGTCCTTATAACATTTTTGATTATTGGTGTAATTACTTTTGTTGCTCCTATTTTTTCTGTATCATACGGATCTCAGCTTGAGCGTTATATCGTTAGTCATGATCCTAAGGATGCCGCTGATGTTGAAAGATTGACATTAGAGTTCCAAGAAAAACAAACAAGAAACTTTATATGATAAAAACAATTAAAAACATATTAATTTCTGTACTAGAAGCAATTCAGTTAGCAAAACAACATAGAGCCAAAAAATATAACCAATTGTTATGATTTATGTACAGCATACCAGCATATACAAAATCTATGAATACAGCCAACATTTAAAAAATTTGACTGATGAAGATAAGTTTTCAAGATTTGGATATGTTATCAGTGACCAAAATGTAGATCAATTTATATTGAACATGTGTTACCATTCTAAAGATCATGAACTTTGGTATGCTAGAACAGATGATACTAGAATTGGTTGGGGACATATGGCAAAAAATCCCGATGGATCATGGGAACTTGCTGTTAGCGTGGATCACGAATATCAAAGACAGGGCATAGGCACTAAACTGATAACTGAAATGTTAGAGTGGGCTAAATTTCATCGTGTACCTGAAGTATACATGCACTGTATAGAGGACAATAAAGTCATTCAACACTTAGCAACAAAGCATGAATTAAAAAGTAAATATCGGGGTCACGGCGAACGAACGGCTGCTATTGCAGTTCCAAAAGCAAATATGTTTGAAACAAATGCGCAACTTTGGAAAGAACACAATGAAATTATGACTGAGTTTGCAAAATTACGTAAACGTTATAACGAGTTGTGGGGTAATACAATTCTACCTAAACCCTTGCTTAAATAAAAAAATAAGTTAGAATACACAGACATTAACACACAAGGAGACTAATAATGTCACAATTTGAAACACCAAAACTACCCGAAGTAAAATTCAACAAAAATGGTTACGAAATTCGTACCGATATTCTAGCAATGGCTAAAGATTTAGCAATGCAAGATTTTCAAGTCAAGTTCCAAGGCTGGGAAATGACCGCCGAGCGTGACGAAAAGACTGGACAGATTGTTAATAGAGTTTCAATGCCTGAGTTTCCAGGTTTGGACAAGATCCTAGAAACTGCTGAAAAAATGTACGGTTTTGTAAATCAAAGTACACAAAATAAAAAGTAATACTTAGTATTACATTTGGCCCCGAAAGGGGCTTTTTTGTGGCTTGACAATAAATCATTTTGGGCATATAATACATGTATTGATTGATTAAAGGAGCTTGCAATGTCTGACGTTTCTTACACCGTGATTGTTTACAAAACTGACAAGCGTACTAAGTCCGGTAAGCGCCAAGTTCGTGTGTTTGAACACAAAGCAGACCGCAAGGGCATGAAGGAAGAACTGACTCACCTGTATCAGACTTCTTGGTTCGCCAAAGACGGTTACACTTTTGAGATCCACGAAACTTATGTGACCCGCAAGAATCTCATGACCGGTAAAGAGTACGAGGAGCGTTATGACACCCCGTATTTCTGTTCCCCGTCTAGCGAAAGTTTTTGGAGCAACTAATGCGTAAGTATAAAGTAACACTTTTGTTTACAAATCTGGATAACAGTTTGTATACAGATTTCCAGGCTAAACTTTCGTATGACATTGAATCCGATGATTATAGTCATGCTTACATGCTGAGTCAGCGGCTGGCCAAAGTCATGGAAGCCGATCACTTTGATATTGACGAGGCTTGACATTAAATCAATTTGGGTATATAATACTTGTATTGAATGACAAAACGGAGTAAAACATGCGTGGCATTGGTTATCTCTATCAGCACAATTACAAAAAAGTGAAGGCTGCTCAACCCAAAGTTACAATCAGTTTCAATGCTGACGATGTTTGGGCCGCGGCTGTTCAAGCACAAGAAATCAACGGCGCATATATCAAGGCTATCGCTCCGGGTGCTGGTGGTCCCGAGACTAACAAGCAAATCGTTATGCGTTTGCTTGCCGACCCCACTCAAATTACGCAGGAGAACCGTGACAGGGGGCAAACTGTTCGCCAATACTTCAAAGGTCTTACCTTCAAGGTTCTGCAAGGTAAACAATTAAATGAATTTAACAATACCGCAATGCTTATTGCTAACCGCGACACCATTACCAGTAATTATGATGTTGCTGTGATTATCAGTCTGCCTTCTACTTATGAAAAGTCTGCCAAGCGTGACGAGGTTGATCGCCGTATCAATTTTGCAACTGGTGGTTATTTGGGCACCATTGGTGACAAGGTTAATGTTGAGATTGAGGTAGTTAAGCAACTTTGGTCACAGAATTGGAATACTTGGTATATAACTGGGATAACTGACGCCGATGAAGTGTTGTTTTTTGCATACAAAAAGCAAATGGAAATTGGAGATCGTGTTAAAATTACAGGTACTGTCAAGGGTACCCGTGAAAAGTCTACCCAACTTAATCGTGTAAAGGTAATCTAATGAAATCATTTATTCTTGGAACTATTTTTGGTATCGTTGTCTCTACTGTTGGCTTCTCGGGTATTGCCCGTATGCTTGACAAAGGCATTGAAAAGACAAAAGATATCGCAACTGAGGGAGCAAAATAATGGAATTCAAATGGGCAATGATTGCTATGGCTGTATTGTTTGGTAGTATGTTTGCAGGTATCGGTGTTGAAAAATATCAAGTGAATCAGTGCCGTATCGCAAGTGTCCAGGCTGGCAAGTCTGCTGACGATATCGCAAAAATCTGCAAGTGAGATAAACATGGGATTGGATCAATACGCATACGTTGCTAATCGTGCTGGTCAACAAAGCGAATGGTATGAGACCATGATTTGGGATCACGATGCAAGGGAATTTAATAATCCGACGGTAACAAAACCACAAGAAATTGCTTATTGGCGCAAGCATCCTAATCTTCACGGTTGGATGGAAAAACTGTGGTACAAAAAAATCAACGTGCCACATGATCCTAGAGACCAATTCATTGAGGATAAACTCCCCGGTGACTTTAATGGTGTTGAACTTGAATTGACTTGGGACGATATTGATATGCTTGAGAAGGATATCAAGTCAGGTGTTGTGGCAGGATTGAATACTACAGGATTCTTTTTCGGTAATCCCAGTGATGACTACTATTATGAAAAAGACCTTCAATTCTGCATTGATGCTAAGGCAGAACTGTTCCTTGGTCGTAAAGTTTTTTACAATTCAAGTTGGTGATGAAAGTTTTCCAACAAAGGGGTTACCCTAACAATTATTACTTTGTTAAGACTTGGGAAGAGTTTACAGAACTAATGAATTGGATGAAAGATAATGATGTAAAATTTTTACATGAATCAAGTAGTCCAATGGCTATAGGTTTTAGTATCAGAAAAAATTTCGAGTGGTTTAGTTTGAGGTGGTTATGAGCGGATATCAAATGATTTTGAAGTGCGAACGCATTAGAGAACGAGCAGACAAACTCGGCTTTATGCTTTGCTACCCCAAGTTCGGTAATCGTGACATTGATATGGTTGGTATTAAGCCTAAGGATCAATACAGTTTCCCCATCTACGCTCGGGATGCTGAATTCTTTTATGGCACTATTGACGAACTAGAATCATTCCTAGCAGGTATTGAATGGGCACGAAACTATGATGAAATGCTCAAAGTGTCCGATAATAAAAAACGTGAACGTAAGGAACAAGATGAACGCAATCGTCAACTTGTTAGACTATTGCGTGATGAAAAAGTACCGGAGGTACAAACATGAAAGTAATTGCTAAAGTGGATAATAGCCGAGTATTGTGCGAAGTAACTATGGAAGAACTTGCGCTACTAAACGGTTTCCGCAATTCTTATGAAACTGGCTTCAATAAAGACAGGGCAAGCGAAGTTGGAGCCGAGTGCAACCTGAAAAAGATGGTTGCTACTAGCCAATTTGTGCGTACCCTGCGTCCTGATGTTTTGAAAAAGGCAAAAGAAGGATTGGAGAAAGTTATCGTACACATTGACGAAACAATGGAGACTATTTCTAGTCTTGAAGTGTTCAATATTCTATCCGAGGAGAAACAAATTGGCGAATGAACAAGTACTATATCGTATCAAGCCCACAGACAAAAAGTCCATTGAGATTGTCTATGAGGTTTACAAAGAAAAACCTGACGGGTCTTTCATAAATTGGAGTGTCACAGAACTATATCGATGGGGTCAAGGTTTTGTTGAAACAGAAGATGAATTGCCCTACATTGAGGACCGTTATGTTTGTGTCAGTCCAATGATTGGTGATGGCTGTGAGTTGGATGACAATATCAGTATTGATTTTGATTTTGACGATGAAATCACAGAAGAGGAAAGGCAACATATTGAAACATGCTGGTGTGACGGTGACCCCGATGACGAAGATGGTCGCTGTAATGCGGCTTGGCTATACGATGTAAGCGATTGGCAAATTGAACACGAAAGTGTTACAATTTACGGACCCTTTGAGGTTGACAAATTAACCTATAAAGATTATAATATTGTTTCAGAAGAACGAATCGAACTTAAACCCAGGCCCCCTATCGACAAAAATAGTGCGTGGCCCTTCTAAGGAACATACATGTCCGCATCTTGGATTAAAAAGCTAAACGAATCTGACAGTCGCCTTCACAAAGAGGATGTTATTAAGCAGGCTCTTGAGGCGTGTGTGCTTGGCTCGACCAATGCACAAATCTTTTTGGGTCTAGTCAAAGCCTGTTATAATCCTTTTATTACGTTTAATGTTCGCCAAGTGCCTGATACTGTAGGTGTAAGTGATGCAGAAAATCCTTGGCATGAATACAATGACTTGCTAATTAAACTTGCCAAGCGAGAACTTACCGGTAATGCCGCCCGTGATGCTATTGAAGAAATGGCATATCGTTTTGACAGTGAAGAATGGAATACATTCTGTGCTCCTGTCATTCGCCGAGACCTTCGTGCAGGTATCAGCGACAAGACTATCAACAAAATCTGTAAGAAAACTGAATACGAGATTCCAATCTTTGGTTGTCAACTTGCAACCAATAGCGAAGGCCGTCCCGAAATGAAGGGCATCAAGCGACTTGAACCTAAGCTGGATGGTGTGCGTGTATTGATGATGGTTATTCCCAGTGACTTTGGTGATGGTATCGTTACTACTTGTTATAGCCGCAATGGTAAAATCTTTGAGAACTTTTCTCATATTGAAAAACAAGTAGCAGCCAACTTTACCAAGATGGTTCGCACTATCAAAAACAAGTACGGTGGTGCATTCACTGATGGCTTTGTACTTGATGGTGAAGTGATCGGCAATAGCTTCCAAGAACTCATGCGACAAGCACGCCGCAAAGAAAATGTCCAAGCTGAGGACAGTGTGTTCAATATCTTTGACATTATGCCTCTTGCAGATTTCCGTCGAGGTCATTGGAATGCACAACTTGAAAAGCGTGTAGA